TATGTTTTTAATTAACCCTACTTGACGGAAGTCGTTTCCTATAATAAAGTCTCCACTACCATCTGCTCCATCTGGTTTTACTACAAACATAATAGAACTTGAACGTAAATCAACCCTTGGGTCTTTTCCGAAACCACCATTCGATGCAAATACAGGTCTAATGACCGCAGCAGTCGTTGGCGAACCTCCACTTAAACTTACAGTAGCATTAGTATATCCTGTACCTAAGTTTGAAGCAGTTCCTATACTCGTAACTTCCACTTTAGAAACTTGACCGCCACTTATAAATGCTGTTGCTGCAGCACCTGAACCATCGCCTGATATAGTAACTGTAGGTATACTTGAGTATCCTGAACCTTTTTGTAGGTTTCCATTCGCGTCTGGAACGAACTCATATCCGACTATTTGACCATCTATCGCAGCATCTTGTACTGCCTTTTGTTCTATTTCTGTAGCACCTGTACCTGAACCAGTAATTACTTTTACAGAAAGGAAGTTAGCAGAAGTAAATTTAGTTGCTACTGCTGCAGATATAGTATATAAAAACTTCCAAGCATAGTCATCTGCTGTTACAAAAGTTGCGGCAGGAGAAGCAGTATTTCCAGTAGGTTGAGATGTTGAAGGTAGAATATCACCATCATTATTTTTAGCACTTCTTACGCAAAGATATACTCCGTTTTGATCATTCATAACATAATAAGGTTGTGAGGGATATCCTACTTGGGCATCATTATATGAAGAATATTTTGTGCCTGAACTCCAGTTATTTCTAGGGATAACGAATGATGCGTCTGTATCTGCTACCTTTTTAATAGACTGAAGCGCATTTCTAAATAACCTTTCTTCATAATCTGAGTTTTGAGCAGCAACAAATGTGTCTGTTGAGTTCCATTCTTCTGACCTACCTATACCAATATAGTAATGATTTGATGCGCCATCAAAATCAGTTTTGATATTCCCTATAACATCTCTTTTAAATTTATTTGTTACTATTGCCATTTTTATTCTTTCTATTCTTTATGCGAGTGTCGCACCTTGATTTGAAGTGACGACCCAACCGAGTGTTGTAGTGTAAAGTAATATAACACTATCACCTACATCACTAAAAGCAACAGTTGTATTACTACCTGCTAGTGTTGTTGGAGTTAATGTTGCAGTACCGCCATCTACAACCATTGTAATAATTTTAATTTGACCTGAAGTTCCGTTTGCTAGAGTTAATGCGTTCGTTCCTGTTGACGATACTTCAGTAACTGTATGTGTAAGGTTTACTGCTCCCGCACCACTTAAAGATTGAACTGAAACTTTTAAACCCCCAGCGATTGTTTTATTAGAAATCGTTTCAGAACCAGCAAGTGTTGCGAAAGAACCATCAGATAATGCAGTATTAAATTCAGCAGTTGTTCCTGATAATGTATTATCTGTTAAATCAATAGTTTTGTTTGTTAATGTTTGAGCATGAGCATTAAATGTAAACTCATCGTTACCTGTAAGTAAAGGTAATGTAACATTCCTATCTGCTACAAGTTCTGATGCTACAAAAACATATTTATGGTTTGAACTTGTATCGTTTATTTTTGGTGTTGTCAATATTGGACTTGTAAGTGTTTTATTAGTAAGTGTTTGAGTTGTACTATCAAGAATAACTGTACCTGTAGCATTAGGGAGAGTAATCGTTCTATCTGCAGTTGGATTCACTACAGTAAGTATTGTCTCATGAGCATCTGAATCACCCTCAAACTCTAAACCATCTGAAGTAAACGCGACCTTAGTTTGTAAAGTATCTCCACCTAATATAGCATAGAGTTCAGTAAAGTTCTCATTAATCTTTTGCGCACCCGCACGAAGTGTATCGCCTGTGCCGTCGTTCGCAGAACTTCCTTTATTTAATGTTTGTTTTGCCATTTATAATATTCCTAATTCTTTATTCTATTTATATACTTTTTTAACCCGTATTTTCAATTATTCGTGTCTATCTTGGTCTAATGTTTCGAAAGCAAAGTCGTTTGTAAAGTCGATACTAGTATCATCAAAGGTTGGTGATGTTGCGAGTTGTGCTTCACGCATATTGCTATATTGGTTATTCATCTGTTCAAGAGTAATACCACTTGTTCTGTCGAATATCATACTAGTAATTTCTGGTCGTATTCTACTTGTGCTTGTTGTCCCATCCGCTGCAGTATCCGTTACAATAGAAGTATGGTCTATAAATGCAGCGGTAGCGAATGATGCTTCACTATGAACAGCAAATGGTGGTGGAGGGAGTATTTCTACTTCTGGAGCGAGTATAGTATCTGTTACTGTACTTACTATCTGAATTTGAGAACCTAAAAACGTTCCAGCAGGATGAACAAAGAGTTTATATGCATCTTTCCATTTATCTTGAGTAAGTTCTGACTTAATCAGTATAGCATGTTTTTGATACAACTTATTATCTGTAATAAACTTTTGACTTCCTGTTCCAATAACATCCCCCACATTAAATATGTTTTTCTTAGTGTATATAACTTCAGGGTCTATACCAAAAAATGTTCTAAAGAATTGTTGTATAGAATACTTTGTACCCTTTGACCTAAACAATACATTAGAGTATTTTGATGCTGCACGTTTGTCTTGGAAACCTTCAAAGAAAGACTGACCCAATAACAACTCATCTTCAATAAAAGAAAGAAGGGATAAATCAGTTTGAGATATATCCCTACTAATAAATAATTCATTAACAAGTTTAGAGGGAGAGGAATCAGTGTCCTCGAAGTGATAATATTGATCAAGTAAAGTAATTAACTTAGGATACTCTTCACGAAAAAACTCTGGAAGAATTTCCTTGACCTGATATTTAGGAAAAGAAAGTTCTCTTCGATTATAATCTACAAGTGTTATGTCAGAGTTTGATGACATTAGGTATTAACCCCTTCGGCAACATCTACTATTTTAGTAAAAGTCTTATCTGCATCTAGAACTATTACATCTTGTCTTAAAGGGGATATAGCACTTTGGTTTGCAGGAACTGCACTTAATTTTATAAAAGAATTACCAGTTAAAAAAGCATCAACCTGAAGACCAACTAATCTAACTGTGTCTCCTGTATATTCTCCAATATTATCAATAATTACTGTACCAGAATTAGTATTAAATATTTCAAGAATATTTGATTTTAATCTGTTTCGTATTATACAAGTTGAATTTTTAAAGGTAAATGCTTCAGAAGTTATCCTATAAAATTCATCGTCTGTTGATGCTATAGGAGCAGCATATCTAAGTGTATGATTTTGTTTTGCGGTAAGAGTGGGAGTAAACCTTCTTTGCATTTTTATTTCTTGTCTTGATGATAATACTGCGGCACTTGTAGCATCTATCAAAGATAATAGGTTTGACCTTCTAAATGATTGACCAAATCTACCAGTATTATCAGTAAAGTAATTGTCTATGACTGTATTAACATTCCCTTCTATTGTGTTTCTTGAAAGGGTTGTGAGGTTATCATTAAACTGGAAAAAAGTTGTAACTTCAATAAAAGTCTTTATGGGGTCTTCGAACTTAACGTCAAAAGAAGCAACAGATAATTGGTCTGCTAAAACTAGGATATCTTCTTTAACTGATGCTTGAGTTGGAAGAAGAACATCATCGTTAAATAGTATTGATATGAAAACAACACCAAAGTCTGGTTCAAGAGCATCTTCTCCACCAAAGGATTGTATATCACTAATGAATGTTGAGAAGTTTTTAAGTACAAGAGAAGAATAGTCACTCGCAGTTACCATTCTGTTCTGTGACGCATATTGGAATGGAGCATTCTTTCGAATACTCTCTATAGTTTCTTTTTCACCTCCACCTACTGCTTTAGAATCAGTGGTTACGTTTAATGTATATCCAGTACCATCAATAAATATTTGTTGCGCTGCAGTAAATGTTTTTGCGGTATTCGCTGCAGTACCTGATGTAGAAATATAATCAATTTCTATTTTTGCTCCAACATTAGGTGCTTTACCAAGTGTTGAACCATTACCAAAAGATAAATCAAAGTTTCCGTTAGGTGCTTCACGTAATATGAAAAGAGTTGAGTTTTCATTTATTGTACGCGCATTTATTAAATTAGAATATGTTACGAATGTAGATGAAGTTGCTGAATCATAAACTCTTACTATCACGGTTGATGTATCTATGTTCTTATCTGGTATAACATATATTGGATTGTCTGTTGCTTTTAAAGCAATAAAATTCTTAGTACGTTGAATACCTTCTATAATCTTTATTTTATCTTCTCCGCCAATGTCAGTAAAATTATAACTTCCATTTGAGTTTATAGCAGATATATCTTCTCTTGTTTGAAACACATAATTAATATCATCTACTGTAGTATTAAATTTAAAGTTTTCGTTTATTTGTATTGTTGCTGGACCACCACCTCCGCTTATTGTGAGAGACATTTTTATAGTTGCTTGCGGAGCAGTTTTTGAGTCAGCAACATAACCAATACCTTCTGCTAAAGATAACACTGAACTTCTAAGTTGCGCAGTACTTAGGAATGATTCATTCAAAGCAAAGTTTGCGGTAAGACCATTGTAATGTGTGTTGTAGGCAAGTACGTCAAGAATACTTGATAACCCAGACGCATCAAAATCAAAGTCTCCAAACTCTCCAGAGTTTCTGAGGGAATCCTTTAAATTTTGCTTTATACTATTAATATCTAAAGAAGTTGAACTTATTGTAGTTGCCATTTTATCTTAACCTTACGAGATTTGTAGTTAATTGAACCAATTCTGATGTATTCCTTATTCTAAAAATTATTGTAACGTCAACAGAGTTTTTATAATCGTCTGTTGTTGTTGTGATAATTTTAATAACCTTTGCTCTTGGTTCATTTCTTTGTATTGTAGAAGTTATTTGTTCAGTCAATATGAAGTTTTCTCCATAATCTGCTAATTCAAATAAAGCACTCCTTATATTACCGCCAAAGTTTGGTCTGAAAGGTTTTTCCAATCGGTTAGTCATAATGAGATTTTTAACTGCTTGTTTAACTGCCGCAGCATCATTCTTTTTATATATGTCACCGCTCGTAGGTTTTACTGCAAGTGTCAAGTCTATATCGACATACCTGCGAGTTCGACTAATCTCTACTGAGTTAGTTCCTAAGTTTATATCTTCTTGTGCGAATGCTCTTCTTGTCATACTGTTATTTATATGTTTTTGTTACTATTATTTTAAAAAATATTATTCTATTTTGCTTTACTTGGAGCAACAGGTTTTATTATATTCTTGTCAGTAAATTCAACTAATGCTCCCTTCTGTTGAATTGCTCCATTAAACATAGTTAATAATGAATCGTCATTAAAGGTTTCGTTTTGTCCTTGACTTTTATATGTCACGTTATAGTTTGTAGGAACGTTTGGCATTAATAATCCAATTTGAGATGTTAAACTTCCATCTGGATTATACTCATCATAATCTAATATTAACTCGTCAAATTCTAAATATTGAGACCAAAACTTAGCAACATCATAAGTTCTTTCTAAATCTATTGTTCCATTATCACCAATGACTTGATAATAGACTAGATTGCCTAGTGCTTTTTGTTTCATAGTTTCATTTGATAGGTCTGGTATATTACGGTCATAAAGACCTTCACTTACAATAAGTCTAATATCATTAAATCTATCTGTATTTCCATTTATAAGTGTAATCGCTCTTGCGTGCAAAGTTAAGTTTCTTGCTATCTGAACTCTTGCTTGTTCGTTCGCGATATTATAAAAACTCATTTTATCTCCATAAGCACCAAGAAACTTTGCTAGAGTAACACCCTTAGCAAGTTTAGTCCTAGAACTTATAGGTGATAAAATATTTGGGTCATATATAAAGTCTGGAATCAATTGTGGCATTCTAAAATCTCTTTCCTCTATTATCTAATGAATTGCCAATAGGTGTATATCCATATCTACCTTCTTTATTGGTAACTGCTGATGTTATCCTACCTGTCATTGAAGGAGGAGTCATATTAAGGTAATTTTTATTTAATTTACCTTCAACAATAAGTTTCGCGCCAAGAGTAGTTCTAAGTCGAGAATCATCATTTCTAAATGCTGACCTTATTTCTTGTGTTGTAGGTTGTGTCTTAAATACTTCTTCATAGTGATCAAGACCTTTTATATCGGTTAACATATAGTCATTAGCATCAATCGCTACATG